GATGCTAAAGAAAAACAAATCGACAATAAACTTGCACAATTTGATGCAGTTAAACTTGATATTGAGATGCAACTGAGAAAAAGAGACGAAGCAACATTAAAGGATACAGTTCAAATAGGAAGATAATGGAAGGGTTAAATAGTTACTACGCATTACAAGATGCAAGAAAACAAGCAGAAAAGGAAGACAAAGAGTGGGACAAATTATCACAGGATGACAAAGATAACTACATAAAAACTCAAATGGAAAAACGTGGGTACTCGAGAGGAGATTACATAGGACAGGGTTCATACAAATGGAATAAAACGTAATCAATTATAACTTTGACCGAAATACTAAAATAGGTGTTTAATAGCATCTATTTTTTTGTTTTTGTGTTTATAATATGTAATTTTAAACAACCAAGGAGTTCACCATGTCATTAACATTTAACCCAGACCAAAAGAAGAAATTAGAGCACTTATTCAAAGAAGGCATTAGTATTATGTCAGAAGTTGAAGTTCTTAATGAAGGTTTAGCGGACACAATTAAAGCAGTTGCTGAAGAATTTGAAATTAAACCTACTGTACTTAAAAAAGCAGTACGTGTTGCGTACAAGGTAAACTTCCAACAAGCATCTGATGACTATGATGTACTAGAAACAATTCTAGAAACAGTGGGTCGCACTGATTAAATGCCTCCCATTCAACATCATATTGATTGCCATGACCATAATCTATGGATAGAGAATTTATATGCTGTGAACCGTAACATAATCCAAGCATTAGCGGACAAATGTGTTGTCCTTTCCGCACCTGATATATTATTCAGTAAATGGGTGACATCAATTAATAATTGTCAAGTAGTGGTAACTATGTATGATGACATTTTTGATGATAGGTGGTTCGATGATTTAAAAGTAACATCAAAAAAGTATAATATAAAATTCACCATAATCACCAATATACACTACGCAGGATATAATGATATACCTGAATATAAAATACAATTCTATAAAGAATTGTATGGTGTTTTTTATAATCCTGCAATTAAACAAACGAAAATAAATCACAATAAACTATACACATGTTTGATGCAACGAACCGATTTTTCGCGTTTAAGTTTATTTTCAAATTTATCGAAGAATAATCTTATCGACGATGGGAATGTTAGCCTTCTTGGGTTTCAAATCAATAATACTAAAAAAAGTGCAACCGAGGTGGTGAATGATATAAATTCTGAATACCACCTATTCGATAAGATTGTATCAAATTACACGTTTCCTTTTAGAAACTTCGTAGACTCAAAGAATTGTTTCGAAATAGAAGAACAATCAAAGTACATTATTGTGTCAGAAACATATAATACCTGTGGGGAGGTGACTCCGAATTGGATTTCGTTTACGGAAAAAACATTTAGAAGTTTGCAGATACCAAATATCTCCATATTATTAAATAAAAATGGAGCAATGGATGTTTTATGTGAAATGGGATTTAAAATACACCCAATCAATAAAATATTAGATTACATGATGTCGTTTAATTCACAAACCAACTTTGTTATTGGGATATTAAAAAATGATATTTTTGATGAAGTTGGGCATGCTGAATCATTACATAATCAAAATTTACTTATGAAATGGTACAATACCCTTCAATCTGATGATTTTTATACCACCATATCGTCGAATCTGCATACATGAATATCCCAAACTACGAAGATATAAATTTAGAAGAACATAAACTATTATGTGGATTCTACAGTCTTGGTATAATTGAGACGTACTTCCACAAACTAAAAGTTATCAATGCATGTGAGTGGAGGAAACACAAGAGTGGAGACCGTTATGGTGGGCGTGGGTACAAATGGTTGCATGATGAAATAAACACTAATTTAAAATTAAATAAAATAGTTTTAGTCATTCCAGAAGATGAGGATGTTATGTACCCGTCCGACCCAAAATTCACAAAGGTATTAAATAATCACGCAACCGACGATGTGTATTTGGTCACGCAGATGCCTGATTTTGGGATATATATCGACGCAGGCATAACATGCAAAATATTGGAATTACCATGGATGATGGTTAATGACTGCTTATGTTTTCACAGTGTGGTTAATAAGTATAAACACACTGCATCACCATCAAAATACAATTTTATTTCATTTATTGGTAGAAATCAAGAACACAAGATGTCGGTTTTTGAGCATTTATGTTTGTATAACTTAGACCAATATGGATTATTAACAATGCTTGGTGAGAATGATTTGCATTCATTGCCACCCTCTATTAGAAATAAAGTTAGTATCAATGAGATACCCCCATACATAGATTATGAAAAATCTAAAAATTATACACATGAATTATATCATGATGGAATATATGGATTCAAAGAGGGGGGATTTTCAAAGATATGTAACATTTGGGTATCGGCGAACGTGGAGAATTTTCTTAAAATTAAAGAGTTATACCATGATGTCCCTTTAGTAGTTCATGCCGAAACAACCACAGGGGTTTTCCCAATGACTGAAAAGAGTGTGTGGCCTATACTTCTTGGTAAAATGTTCCTAATACATGGACACCAAGGAGTGATGTATGAAATTCAGCAGTTTTATGACATTGATATATCTGATTTTGCAAATATCGAGTTCGATAGTTTCCATGGATGGGGGGTCGATAATGACAACATCAGATTGGATAAAATGATTGTGGATAACAAATCATTGATTGAAAATGCTTCTGAAAAATATAAAGAACTCAAACCACAATTGGATAAATCAAGTTATACATTTGGAAAAAATATGTATAATTTTTTCATAAAACAACTCACTACATTAACAGGATAATAATCATGCCATACGTTGACGCAATATATGATATAAAGACAGACAAAATACATGTATCCGAAAGAGTTGATGGCAACCGTGTATTGAAAATATTTAAACCAAAATATGAATTTTTTTATGACGATGTGAGTGGGCGTCATAAAAGTATATATGGCAACCCAGTGAAAAAAGTCCATGCAAAATCTCGCGATGATTTTAAACGCAAAAAAAATTCATATTTTGGCAAACAGTTATACGAGAGTGACATTAATGTAATTCATAAATGCTTGGAAGAAACCTACAAAGGACAAAATTCACCAAAATTACACACAGTGTTCTTTGATATTGAGACTGATTTTCATAAAGATAAGGGATTCAGTCCACCAGAAGACCCATTTAATAAAATAACCGCGGTATCACTGTACCTAGATTGGGCGGATAAACTAATCTGTTTGGCAATCCCCCCAAATGGGGTGAGCGAAGCCGATGCATTTGAAATTGCTGGAAAGTTTGATAATACATTCTTATTTGATGACGAGGGTGAGATGTTAATCACATTCTTGGATTTAATCGAAGATGCAGATATATTGAGTGGATGGAATAGTGAAGGATTTGATATACCGTACTTAGTAAATAGAATCTCAAGAATTCTTAACAAGGATGTTAATAAGAAATTTTGCTTATGGGATGTGATGCCAAAAGTTAAAACATACGAACGATATGGAGTCGAACAAGAAACATATTCACTAATCGGAAGAATTCACTTAGACTACATGCAACTGTACAGAAAATACACGTATCAAGAAATGCATTCATATGCACTAGATGCAATTGCCGAATATGAATTGGGGGAGAAGAAGGTTGCGTACACCGGAACATTAGACCAATTATACAATGACGATTTTAAGAAGTTTATTGACTATTCTAGACAGGATACAATGCTATTGGCAAAGATGGATGCTAAACTAAAATTCATTGACTTGGCGAATGAAATAGCACACTCCAACACCGTACTTCTACCATCTACCATGGGGTCGGTTGGTATTATTGAACAAGCAATCATCATTGAAGCACATGAACGTGGGTTCGTTGTTCCTGATAGAAACCGAGAGGAAGAAGAGAATACACAAGCGGCAGGTGCGTATGTTGCTCAACCAAAGGTTGGCATTCATAAGTGGATTGGCTCAGTCGATATCAACAGTCTGTATCCATCAGTAATTCGTGCATTAAATATGGCACCAGAAACCATTGTTGGTCAGTTCAGATTGGATTTCACCGACCAATATATCAAAAATAAAATGGCAGACCAACGTAGCAATACCAGTAATACATTAAATGAAATGTTTGGTGGGGGGACAAAGTACAATGGCAAAACAAAGAAAGGGGATTCCTTCGCGGGTGCATGGGAAGGACTATTTGGTACCTTGGAATACACTGCCGTTATGGAAAAACTACCCGACACCTTAATTACCGTGGATTGGGAAAGTGGTGGTAGTGGAGTATATTCTACCACAGAATTACACGCCATCATATTCGAAGATGGGAATGAATGGGCATTGAGTGCCAATGGAACTATATTTTCAATGGTAAATGAGGGGGTAATTCCTGGATTATTGGCGAGATGGTACAGTGAACGTAAGGAGATGCAATCAAAGAAGAGAAATGCAACAACCCCCGAAGATAAAGTATTTTGGGATAAGCGACAGTTAGTTAAAAAGATTGGACTTAACTCATTGTACGGTGCAATTCTTAATAAACACTGTAGATTCTTCGACAAGCGTATTGGTCAGTCAACCACACTAACAGGTAGAGCAATCGCGAAGCATATGGATGCTTATGCAAATGAATGTATGACTGGAAAGTATGATTATGATGGTGAATGCATCATATATGGAGATACAGATAGTTGTTACTTCAGTGCTTGGCCTGTAATGAAAGAAGCAGTGAATAACGGTGCTGAATGGGATAAGGAAATTGCAACAGCACTGTACGAGACTATTGCTGATAAATTAAACATCAGTTTTCCACTATATATGAAAGCCGCGCATAATGTCCCTACAGTTAAAGGTGAAATTATTCAGTGTGGGCGTGAGATTACAGGTCTAAGTGGTCTGTTTATTAAAAAGAAGCGTTACGCTATTATGGTGTATGACAATGAAGGTACGCGTTACGACAGTGATGGGGGTCTTGGCAAGGTTAAAGCAATGGGGTTGGATTTGAAACGAAGTGATACCCCTGCTGTTATTCAAGATTTCTTGAAGGATATTCTAAATGACTTATTATCAAATAAAGATAAGGAATACATAACCAATGAAATCATCAAATTTAAACGTGAATTTAGAGATAAACCAAGTTGGGAAAAGGGGACACCAAAGCGTGTTAACAAATTATCAATTTACAATAAGATAATGGAGACTGAAATCGCCGAGAAGAAAAAAGGCAATAAGGTAAAAACTGTTCCTGGTCACGTTCGTGCAGCAATTAATTGGAATAAACTCCGAGAATTAAATAAAGATAACCACAGTATGGAAATATCAGATGGTATGAAAACCGTGGTATGTAAGTTAAATGACAATGTTCATGGGTTTAAAAGTATTGGTATACCCATTGATGAACATAATATCCCCAAATGGTACACCGAGTTACCATTCGATGACTTACTAATGGAAACCAATATGGTTGATAATAAGGTTGATAACTTATTGGGGGTGTTGAATTGGGATTTACTAAATAAAACTAACATTAATAGCACTATCAATACTCTATTTGATTTCGGATGAATGAACCGTTAAGTAATTTCGTAAAATATAAAAATTCAATAGACACCATATCATTGGATGAATTCACATCGAATGTGGAAAGCCAATTGACGTCGGTATTAAACACAATAAAAAATTCCAACTTCAACAAAGAGGGACAGGACTTACTGTCATCACGTAGGGACATAATATTAAATGATATCGTTAAGTTTAATAAAATTTTAGATGATTTGAAAAATTGTGCTGGTGAGCATATAACATCACAAGAACAAACATATTTGGCTAAAAGTTACCAAATTTACGAAGATGGCAATACCCAAGATAGTTCTGAATATATATTAGACAGAGTTTTATTCCATGCATTAATATATAGGGAAGAAATTGAAAAATATTTAATTAGCCGTATTAAATTGCATAGCAAATGGCAACATGCTGGTATGTTTATTAGACCAGAATACGGCAAATACGTAAATGAGATGACTGCTTCTGACCCCCTATACATCGTGGACGATGATGAAGCACTACTTCGCCCAACCAAATCACTATGGAACCCCCAAT